ATGATCAGAACAGCTGGTGAAAATATTACTGTTTTATCAAAGAATTCTACAGCTATCGTCCTTTCACAAAATCCTTCTACTAATGGGCTTGTTTCTCTTTATTTCGGAAGACCAGAAACAGCTTATACAGCTGTAGCTTTTGATTCTAATACATCAACTTCTGGTGGTATAGTTGCTAATTTGGTTAATCAAATTGTAAGAAATGAAGGAAATTATGTAGCAAAAGACGGAACTTTTGATGCCGATATTGCATGGGTTGCAAAATATCCAGGATCTCTGGGTAATTCTTTAAGAATTGGCGTGTGTGATAATCAAGACTCATTCCAGTCAAATATTCAAGTCACAAATTCATCTATTGCTACAATGGTTGATTTTCGTGTAGGTTCGAACGTTGCATTAGTAATGTTCTCTGGTGCAACTAATGCCTCTGCAAATGTTATTGCTAGTTTCATTTCCACAGGAGATCAGATTTTATCTGGTAATGCTTCTATTGGGCAACAATATTTACAGGTTACAGGTTTATCTGTTTCAAACACTTTCACTCTAAACGGAAATGTTTCCGCTAACGTTTCAATTAGTGGTAGTAGTTTAGATATTAATAGCAACACAGGATTTATCTCAGTTTCTTCTGGACATCCATTTAGCAACGGTGAAACAGTTGTTTATACTAATGCTGCTGGTAATTCTGTTATTTCTGGTCTAACTTCTGGAACAAATTATTACATTGTTCATGCTAATAGCAGCGGTTTCAAACTATCAACTAGTCCTTTTGGTGGAGTTGTAAGTATTGTTGCTGCTTCGAATTCGTATGGATCGTTTGTTTCTAATACTAATGTATTGAGCATTAATTTTGAAGACCCTTATAGACTTCGTGAGAATTATATTTCAGAAACAATTCAGCGTCATTGGGAATTTTTCAATGTTGTTGAAACTGCTCCAGGGCAATCAAACTGGCAGCTTTATAACGGTAACACATCAGCTAACGATGAGCTTCATGCTGTTATTGTTGATGAAGACGGTTTATTCACTGGAACTCCTGGAACTGTTCTCGAAACATACAAAGGTCTATCTCGCGCTACAGACGCAAAGACTATTGATGGTTCAACCAACTACTACAAAGATGTAATCAATCAGGTTTCTGAATACGTTTGGTGGGCTCATGACCGCTCACAGGCTGTATCAAATACTGGTTTGAATTTAACATCCTCAACAGCAACATCACCATTGAATTCTAATTTTTCTTTGGGTGCTGATGGTATGAATGAATCTTCTGCAACTCTTTCAGTTCTAGGCGCTGCTTATGATTTATTCCAATCAGCCGAAGATATTGATATTTCTTTGGTGTTACAAGGTAAACCAATTGGTGGAACTACAGCTGTTAACGGTCAAACAATTTCTAATTATCAACTAGCTAATTATCTTATTGATAACCTAGTTGAAACAAGAAAAGATTGTATTGCTCTAATTTCACCAGATAAAAACCTAGTTCTTAATAACCTTGGTGACGAAGCAGTATCTCTTAAAAACTGGAGAGGCGCTCTACGTAGTACTTCATATGCTGTTATGGATTCGGGTTATAAGTATCAGTATGACAAATATAACGATGTATATCGTTGGGTTCCACTAAATGGCGACATCGCTGGTACATGCGTCCGCACTGATAATACAAACGATGCTTGGTGGTCGCCAGCTGGTTATAACCGTGGTCAGATTAAAAACGTTGTAAAACTTGCATTCAACCCACGCAAGTCTGAACGTGATGTAATCTACTCAAACGGTATTAACCCTGTTATTACTTCGCCTGGACAAGGAACTGTTCTATTTGGTGATAAGACTCTTCAAGCTAAACCATCAGCATTCGATAGAATTAATGTTCGTCGTTTGTTTATCGTTCTAGAAAAGGCTATCTCTACTGCTGCTAAGTATTCGCTTTTCGAATTCAACGATGCATTCACTAGAGCGCAATTTAAGAACCTTGTAACGCCATATTTAAGAACTGTTCAGGGTCGTCGAGGTATTACTGATTTCATGGTTGTCTGCGATGACACTAACAACACTCCACAGGTTGTTGACAGTAATCAATTTGTTGGCGACATCTACATTAAACCTGCGAGAAGCATCAACTTCATCCAGCTTAATTTCGTGGCTGTTCCATCAGGAGTCCAGTTCTCAGAAGTTGTTGGTAAGTTTTAATAAATAGATAAAACTCAAAGGAGTACATAGATGCCTTTTAATATCGCAGCTTTTAAATCAAATGGTCTGGTGTATGGTGGCGCCAGACCATCCCTCTTCAATGTTTTTCTATCAGTTCCTGCTGGTATTGGCATTGATTTGGTTTCTGTAGATAAGTTTCGCTTCGTTTGTCGTGCAGCGGAACTCCCAGAATCAACATTAAGTTCAATCGATGTACCTTATTTTGGTCGTAAAATTAAGGTTGCTGGCGAAAGAACTTTTGCTGATTGGTCAGTAACTGTAATGAACGACGAAGATTTCGCTGTTCGTTCAATGTTCGAAGCATGGTCAAACGCTATTAACCGTATGGTTTCTAATGTTCGTGATCCTGCTGTTGCAACTGAACAGTATAAAGCTGATCTTGAGATTATTCAATATAGCGTTGATGGTTCAGACATCCGTTCATATCTTTTAGTTGGAGCATTCCCAACTGCAGTTAGTGGTATCGGGGTTGATTGGAACACAGCGAATAACATCGAAGAATTCACTGTTGCTTTTGCTTACGATTATTGGGTTCCAGTAGTTGAAGCTTCGGATAAAAAAGCTGGTGGTATAAATCTATACGGACCTCAGTCAATTATTGACGGTCCAAACGGTCCATCTTAATAATTATAAGTATAACATGAAGGGAGAGGTTAATCCTCTCCCATTATTGGAGAATTAAATGGCAGAATTATTCGGTTACGAATTCCGAAAAAAAATTAAAGAAGAAGAACTCCCATCCTTTACACCACCAAGTAATACGGATGACGGAGCAGTAGTCGTATCTGCAGGTGGTGCGTTTGGGACATATGTTGACCTTGACGGCACAGTAAGATCGGAAGCGGAATTAGTTACCAAATACCGTGAAATGTCATTACAACCAGAATGCGATGCTGCTATTGATGAAATCATTAATGAATCCATTTCAATCGACGAAGAACATGTTGTAAATATTAATCTAGACGATCTAAAAATTGCCGATAATATTAAAAAAATTATTACAGACGAATTTAATTATTGTCTAAATTTATTAGAATTCAACAAATATGCTTACGAAGTTTATCGTCGTTGGTATATCGATGGTCGACTTTATTATCATGTAGTAATTGATGATAAAAATCCACAAGAAGGTATTAAAGAACTTCGTTACGTTGATCCACGTAAGATCCGTAAAGTTAGAGAAGTCCAGAAAAAAAGAATTCAAGCCAATAATCCAGGCGATGCAGTTGTTACTAAAACTGTAAACGAATATTTCATTTTTAATGAAAAAGGTTTTAACTTCGGTAACAAATCAGTTGGTCCTTCTACCACTGGTCTAAAAGTTGCCAAAGACTCAGTTTTACATATTGTTTCAGGTCTTACTGATAATCAGGGAACAATGGTTCTTTCATATCTACACAAAGCAATCAAGCCACTTAACCAGTTAAGAACTTTAGAAGACGCTTTAGTTATCTATCGTCTTGCTCGTGCGCCAGAACGTCGTATTTGGTATATTGACGTTGGTAATCTTCCTAAGATGAAAGCAGAGCAGTATGTTCGTGACATCATGGTTAAGCATAAAAACCGTCTAATTTACGATGCACAAACTGGTGACATTCGCGACGATCGTAAGTTCATGACTATGCTTGAAGATTATTGGCTACCACGCCGTGAAGGTGGTAGAGGTACGGAGGTTACTACCCTACCAGGTGGCCAGACACTGGGGCAAATGGACGACGTCCTATACTTCCAAAAGAAGTTTTTACAGGCGCTTAATGTTCCAGTGTCAAGACTTAATTCAGATGCTCTGTTCTCTATCGGTAGAGCAACAGAAATAACAAGAGACGAACTTAAATTCGAAAAGTTTGTTGTACGTTTGAGAAATAGATTTTCTCAATTATTCCTAAAGTTGCTTGAAAAACAATTGGTCCTCAAGGGTGTTACTACTCTTGAAGATTGGAAATTCATGTCAGCAAATATTCGTTTTAACTTCTCTTCAGATAATTATTTTGGCGAACTTAAAGACGCCGAGATGACTAACGGTAGAATTCAATTGGCGTCTTCTATGCAACCATTAACTGGACAGTATTATAGTCATCAGTGGATTCGTAAGAATATCCTCAAACAAACTGATACTGATATGAAAGAACAAGACAGTCAAATTGGTAAGGAACAAAGTTCTGGTGAGTCTAGATGGATTAATCCGACTATTCTTGGTAACGAACAATTGGCAATGCAAACTGATGCAATGGAACAACAAGGTCAACAAAGCATTCAACCTGGAGTTGAAGGGCAAATGGGTGGTCCAGACCCAGAAACTCAACAAAAAATGGAACAAGTTAGACAAGCTGAAATTATTGTCGATCAAATTAAGAAAATGCCAAAAGCTAATAGAACTATGGCTGATGAAGCCAAATACAAAGCTGCTGTTCAAGTCATAGCCAAAAACCCAGGATTATCATCAAAGGCGCTATCTGGTGGCGCTCCGCAACAACAACAGTGAGGTAATTATAATGTCAGAAGATAATAAATATGATATAGAAGATTTAATTTCTGCAGCCGTTGAACAAAAACCTTCAAATTTCGAGGCTGCTTTCAATGATATTGTTATTGATAGAATTAGATCTGCAGTGGAAAATAAAAAAATAGAAGTCGCTCAACAGCTTTATAACTACGATCCAGAAGCTGAGAATGATGATGAGTTTGGCGCTGGCGATTTAGAACTAGACAACTCAGAGGAAGAAACAAATGGCGAAACCGCTTAGAGATATTACAAAGCATGGAGTAAATTCCAGCAAAGAAGTACCAAACGATCTAACAAATCTCGCCATGTCTCCTGAAGGTAACAAGGGCGAAATCGAATTTGCTAAAAAGCATAAGATCCAGAGAAAAGATGACGTTGCTGGTAACGGCGATGAAATCTATAATGCTTCAAAAATCAAAACTGCTCCATACAAAAAACAAGATCAAAAAGTTTATGAAGCAACTGAATGTAATAATTCTGGTGAGGGTGTTAGATGCCCAACTCACGAAATGGCTGCATGTCCTGGTTCAGAACCAAAAGATATACCAAAAAAAGGTCAGAAAGTTCTTCTTGATAAACAAGTTAAAGAAGGTCGCATTGAAGACGACGCACAGAGAAGAGCAGCAAAAAAACTTTCTGATATCGCTAAATCTTCAAACGTTCCAATAACAAAACTGAAGCCAAGTAAAAAAAGTTATAACGAAATAAAAAGCGCTGGGCAGATGTTTGGTGGTGCTCGTCAGTTTGCTGCTGGACTTGCTAAGAGAAACATTGAAGCTGGCGGCGAACGTGCTGCATCAGTTACTAAAGCCAAAGTTGGTGGTAAGTTAAAAGAAGAAGTTCTTGATGAAGTTGCTCCACCAAATCCAAAAATTGAAGCATGGATTAAAGCTAATAAAGAGCGTTTCATTAAAGAATATGGTAAAGAAAAAGGCACTCAGTTTCTTTATGCCAAAGCATGGAAAATGCATGGCCAGTCAGAATCAGGTTCTGCAACAAATACAGATTATACTGGACCAGGAGCAGCTGGTTGGTCAACTGGTAGACACGATGTGGGGACTCTATAATGTTTATTAAATTACTTGGTGCAGAAAGAGCAATTACAACAGCAAATAATTTTGGCAACACTGCAAATCTTTGTAGAGTTGTGAACCCAACTACTGCTGCTGTTTTAAATATCGCTTATGCTAATGGCGTTGTATATGCTAACACAACTGTTACAAATACGGCTCCAATCTTTGTTGTTAAAGATTTAACGGATACACTTCAAGGCACTGGTTTGTTAGCAACACCAGTAGCATACAGAGGATAACAGATGAAACTCATCGCCGAATTAAACGAAAACACTCAATATCTTACAGAGAGAACTGAGGACGGTAAAAGAGAACATTATATTGCTGGTCGATTCATGACCGCTGAAGAAAAGAATAAGAACGGTAGAATGTATAAAAAAGATATTCTAGAGAACGAAGTTTCTAGATATCTGAGAGAAGTTGTTCAAGCAAAAAGAGCTTTCGGCGAATTGAATCATCCTGCAGGTCCAACAATTAATCTTGACCGTGTATCGCATATCATTACAGAATTATCATGGGATGGCAATTACGTAAACGGTAAAGCTAAAATTACATCAACACCAATGGGCGAAATTGCTAGAGGTCTCCTAGAATCAGGCGGTCAGCTTGGAGTTTCAACACGTGGCATGGGTTCTTTGAAAGAAGAAAAAGGTGTCATGGTTGTTCAGAGCGATTTCAAGTTATCAACAGTTGACATTGTTTCCGACCCAAGTGGTCCTGGATGTTTCGTAAATGGTATTATGGAAAACGTTGAGTGGATATTCGATCCAGTTAAAAACACTTGGCATGAAGAGAAACTTCATGAAATTAAAAAAACAGTGCATAAAATTTCAAAAGCACAATTAGAAGAACAGAAACTTGCTATTTTTGAAGACTATTTGGCTTCTTTAACAGCAAAATCTAATTTATTATAAATATATGTAAATTTCACTTATAGGAGACTATTTCAATGGATAACCAAGAATTCGATCTCGAAACTCTAAACGCTTTAGAAGAAGCCAAAGTAAAGGGTAATAAGCGCGAAGAGGAAGAAGAAGAAGAGGAAGAAGAAGAGGAAGAGTCTTCTAAGTCTGAGAAGAAAGAGAAGAAAGAAAAAATGGAAGAGGAAACTCTTGCTGCTTCATCGCTTCATCCAAAAGCTCGTCAGTCAGAT